CCGTTGGGGCCTGGACTCCGGCTGCGCCTGAAATGGCTGAGTTGAGCGAGTTCTGCCGGTCCTCGTAGCCCGGGAGATTATAGTGCCCCTGATTGGGGTCGTTTGAGCCTCCAAAGAGCCCCATAGCCCCGCCGATGGCTCCACCCACAAGTGTTCCAACTCCAGGGATAGCGGAGCCAGCCATCGCGCCTCCAGCTGCGCCCTGCATACCTTGTGACCAATTTAGACCCATTATTTTCTCCTTGCGCTTGCGAGGCGGCCCAGTCCGCCCATGGAGCCCCAAAGAAGGGCCAGTTCAGTTAGTTCAAAGGAGCGCCCAGGCTCAGCGCCGGGAATCTCCGTGAATTCGAATGTCACGGACTGGCATTTCTGCCTTGCTAGCCCATACGACATCTGGTAATCGCCTGAGTCGATATCGCCGCCCCAGGTATCATCTGCGCCCCAGGTCGCCTCTGAGCCCCATGTGCCGTCATCGATAAAGTCTGCCGGGGTGAAGATAACCGTTTCCTGGGGGGCTCTTTCCCTGTTGAACCATACATCGGTTCTCAGGCTGTGCTCCGAGAAGCGCTCACCAAGAATGTAGAGCCTCTTGCAGCGCCAGTACTCCTGAAGGCCTCCCATGCGGATAGGGGCCGTCTTAGCCCTGAGCCTGTACGCTGAGCCGCCGTCTGTGTAGCTCGTCGTGGACTGCGTCATAAGTTCCCCGTTGGCTCTGAGGTAGCGGTACTTGCCATCAAAGAGGGCCCCTGAGACGCCCTGATGCCCCGTGAAGGTCGACCACTGTCCGAAGAGGTAGTCGTACCAGAGCGAGGTCCCATCGCTCGAAAGGAACAGCACAGCGTTCTGGTCGGGGATTAGATTCGCTCCCGAGATGACCTGGTCGTTAAACCCTTCCGCCTCTGCGCCGGCGTAGACCACTTGGTAGCCTTTGTTAATCATGTAAATTCCCTTTTGAGACTGAAACATCAATCCCTCGGGGGTCTCAACGATTGACCGGCTATCGATGCAGCCAACATCGGTAGCGATCTGCACAGGCTGCTGGAAGTCACCGTATCCGTTGTTATTGGGGCCGTCACCGGCAATTGCGTAGATTTGGGAGTTCTTGAAGATGACAATTGCATCCCCGAGGGCATGGAGACCAACTACGGGGCCACCCTCGTCTGGAAGCTCGACTGTGAGGGCATCGTTGTACTCAATTGGGCCGCCGTCTGCACGGAGCTTTGAATATGCCACTCGGTTATCTGCAATCTCCCCGCCTGCGAGCCATAGCCTACGATTCGCGTCAATGGCAACCGCTGATGATGGAGGCGAGATATTATCCAGCGCTCCCCCGCGAGTAGGGTCTACCTCATTGCTGGTGGCGTCGGCTAGGTCGTCGTCGAACGTGACATAGTCCGCCGTCCGGTCATTGACGATGTAACCATTGCTGCCGGTATCTGTCGGGTCTGCGCTCGAGACGCGATTGTAGGTGTTGAGGTTTGCCGCAGTGCGATATACTACGATTGAAACATCTTCCCTTGTGCCACCGTCTGAGTCTTCGCCTTTGTGGGTATGGAATAGGGTGGGAATCTCCAGCTCAACGCTCTGGCTGCCAGACACGGCAACTGAGAAGGAAATCGCCGACGAAAGCTGGCGCTCCCCGTTCTCGCCAATCCACTCGTAGAAGACCTTGTAGCCGTAGGTGCCCGCCGAGAGATTTCCGCCGCCGCTAAGCGTGACGGCCTCGTGGTCCGCAGGGTCAGTGCTTCCGAACTCAATATCAAGCTCAGGGAACAGCAGAAACCCGGACTCGACAGGGGCTCCTCCATCGAGGTACCAAAGTATCCCTCCTGGGGCGTAGAGAGCCCCGCCGGCTGCGACTGGCCTGTACTTAGCGTCGGAGTCCGTAGCGCTTGCCAGAGATAGGCTCTCATGAAGAAACTTGTCATCATTCGTGGATGGGGCCTTCTTCTGGTAAGGCAGAATGATAGAGTACAGCCCAGCGTCGTCCACAGAGGCCCTAGGGAGCCGCGTGTCGGTCGTTCTCGCCGGAGTTGACCCATAGTTCATCTGGGAGACAACGCGGCTTAGAGAGCCTCCTGATGAGTCTGGGAGAAGCTCCAGCAGGAACGCGCTGTTCTGGACCTGCTTGGCGCTCTCGTGGCCCACGTACATGTAAATCTTGTCGCCAATCGAGAATCCGCTTGATAGGAGGTGGCTATGCCTTAGGACGGTACCGGTGTATCCTGCTGCGGATGGTTCCGATACGTCGTAGCCTATCCAGCCCTCGATGGTCTGGTTTTCAGGCTTTGTGGTCTGATTCTCGAAAAGGACCGCATACCGCTCATCCGAGCATGCTACCGAGACGCGCTCATACCCGGCAGAAGCCTCTGAGTCTGTGTCTGGGGTTGCCGCGAGCCCACCGTTAACATCCCCCACCGAGGTGGTCACTATTGCCGATGCTTCCACATGGCCAATCAGCAGGTGCGTGGATGATACGTCAATGGCGAGGGCTACGATAGCATTCGTTGAGCGCCCGTTCTTGGATTCCGTGGAGCCGCCGGGGAGAAGCCGGCCCCACCGGAGTTCATCGCTGCCAGTGGAGTACCAGGCGAAGATGGCACTATCTCCGTTGCTGCTGGTACAGGCGTCGAAGACCTCGTCCGCGTGCAGGTCGGATGCGATGATAACAGCGTCCCCGATGACTGCCTCCGAGGGCTTGAAGGTATTGATGGGTATGCTCATCAGGTCTGTGGAGATTCCAAGCGCATACACTAAATGCAGGAACTTGCCACTTGCCACACACCGAGGATTTGAGCCCATGGCTAGCGTTAGCGTAGTAATCCTGGCCCCTGAGGCCGCATTGTAGACCTCAGCCTGGATATCCCCGGAGCCGTCGACCCATGCCCGTAGGCCTACGCCATTGACCTCCGCCTGGTCGCCGAGGGTCTTCTTGTCAGGGCCGTCCTGGACCTGCTTGACGGTGGTGACGACGCGGTTAAAGTATCCCTGTTCGTTCCATGCGTCGTCGGCATCTTGGTAAGTAAGGGCGCGGCCCTCGTCCAGCATGACCAGGCTATCGGAGAAGGTTCCCAGGCAGTTCCCGGCGACTGCGAGCCCATCGACGTCTACAGCGTCGGTCTTATCATAGCCATGCCGCTTGCGGATAGAGCCGCGCTTGGTGAATACACCGTTCTCAAGCTCTGTCAGGCGGGCCATAGGCGCAGCCTTGGCGTCTGATTTGGTGTCGATGCCTCCCTGGAACGGGATGGCTATGGTCTCCCATCGAGTACTCATTAGTCAGTGTAGAAGATTACGCAGTGGCTAATTCTGTGGGTGGCGTCTGTGCCGCCAAAATCAATCTCCACAGAATACGCGTCTCCGGCTACGATTGTATGGCTGATGCTTGACATAGTCAGTGTCGACGCCCCAGTGTCCGTACCATTATACTGGCTGGCAATGGCACTAGGGGCGGCGGCGTCTGTCGTACTTTTGGACCAGAGCGTGATGGTCTTATCTTCGGCGACGTTGGAGGCATAGTATACCGTAACGGAACTGATGGTCTTCCCCGCCTCAAGAGGTACTGGCCAGTGGAATTCTCCTGCTGCTGGAGGGTTCCACTCATGGCTGCTTACGAAAAATGTCCCTGAAGGGGAATACCCAGCGGCAATCGGTAGCGCCATCGAGCGAAGGCCGTGCCTGTACCGCCCTGTGCCAGATACTGTGAAGTCTTGATTGGCTGCGGCGGTTGCCCCTGCGGATGCAGTGATTAGATTCGTAAACGTGGTTGCATCGGCGATTGTGCTGCTGAAGCTCAGCGTGCCGGACGAGTTGACCTGTATTAGCTTGGTGCCGGACCCTGGGGCCGTAGTCGGCCAGGTGATGGTGTAGTCCGTGGTCACGCCCGAGGTCATGGTCATCGTGTTCGTGCCATTGCGGAACATCGCGTCACCGAATACCAGGTCGGCCCATGCGCTTGCGCCAGCCTTGAACTGAAATTGGAGGTCTCCGCCGGACCACAAGAGGGCAGTGCCGGACGAGCCAAATACCGGCGTCCCTGTAGTGGTGATATTGCCTGGAGCTCCCGCCACTGAGCCACCGCTTGTGATGGCTACGTTATTGCCTGCTCCATCCTGGAAGTAGAGTTCACTGTTGTAAGTGAATACAGACTCGGTAATTGTCCCACTCGGGAGGGAGCCCCTTCCGGTGAAATTGATACGGTCCAGGTCGACTGCTCCGTAGGCCGTCCCCGAAGAGGAGTAGCTAAAGTCCTCGTTTACGGTAATCTCGCTAGGAAGGACCTGCGCCTCTAGGTCGTCAACAATTATGGTGATGGCATTGTTAATCAGCGTGGCGTAGTCCGGGCCCTCGGTATCCCCGACGGTCGGAAGCGTAATTGATAGCGGGTTACCTGGCACTAGAATATCCAAACTGAGACGTTGAACGTCCCGCTTTTGCTTGTGAGTGTGACAAAGTCCTTGGTGAAGTTGAACGCCTTGACGCCATTCGCAGACTCTGCCTTGACGATAACGACGCCAACTGGTGTGCGTCCGAGTCCGTGGGCAATCTCTTCCCCGGCGGAGGAGACCTCAATATCCTCGATAAGTCGCCCGGAGAGAATCTCCTTGGCAATGACCTCCTTAATCCAGTTAAAGACGCCATCAAGTCCCAGGGCGCGCACTGGCTCCTTCAGGAAGCTCATCAGTAGCGGTCTCCGTCGCGGCACCACCAGAAGTCTGCGCTGTCGATGTAGTCCCCGCGTCGAGTACGGGTGCGCTCTACCTTGTAGGTCTCAGAGAGTTCCTCTGCGGCGGCATCCGCGACAATCTGGGAGTAGACCTCCATCAGGTCCGATTTGAGCTCCCTGGTGTCGGTGTTCTCCTTGCGGAGGGCCTTGATGGATGCGTCGATTACGACGTACTCATCCCAGCTGAGAACGCTCTCGAGGGTGTCTGTGTCTGCGGAAAGGTCGGCGAGGATGGGGGCGTACGAATGAATGTAGACCCCGTCTTGGGGTCGCGGATAAAGCTCGATGGTCTTAGTTCCCGCCACTCGTGCGATTCGGTACTTCCCTGCTTCGCCTGTAACTGCACTTGTAGCTCCGTGGGGCCTCATGCGCTGGTCGAACTTCTTCAGCCGGCGGTAGTACTCATCTTCTTGCTTGAAGACGCCCACGGTAGCAAAATGGTCCGCTGGGAGGTCATACGTGGCGCTCCCATCTGCGGTGATTGTTTGGTTGGCCTCATCCCTGTGGAGGCGATTGCGAACAAGGATGCCGTACAGCTTCTTGTAGCTGTCATTGATGTACTTGTCCAGCTCGACGTCGGGGTATCGCGCAGTCTCGCGCTGGATATCTGCCCTCTGTCGAACTTTGTCGCGTATTTCAAGGAGAGTTGCCATAAGATGGAATGCCGGGATATCCTGCCCGGCTCAGCGTTATTCGCCCAGGTCGATGCTTGAGCTATTTACGAGTTCAATAAGGAATTTAAGCGATTCGACGCGCTCTTCCATGGGGAGGGCTTCATTGAAGAAATCCTCTGCAGCTTGAATCTCGTCCTCTTGTCCGCTTTCAACAGCATCCCCGGCCTCAGCTGGGCCAGCCAGCATAAGCTCGGATAGCTTCGGTTCGCCTTCCATTAGTCGTGCGTCACGCTGAGCGCAGTGAACTTCTGGAGGCAGAAGTTGAAGTTGATGCGGACATTGTCGATATCGGCCGGGGTGGGTGTACCATCGGCAGATGCCAGGCGAAGGAGCACGGTGCCATTGGTGGCGTTGTACGTCTCGCAGGTTACGACAAGGTCATATGCTGCTGTGCCATCGGTGGGCTCCTCAACTCCAAACGTAGCCGACACCATGCCCGGATACTTCTCGGCGAAGGTGACAACGTACTCACCGGCGGAGCCAGTGTTAATCTCAACAGAGAACCCATCGCCACGGGCGTCGTCGACGGCCGGACCTGTGCTCTCCACTCTGAATGAACCGGGTACTGAGACCAGACCCTTAGTTGCGCATAGCTCCATTGGATAGAGCTGGCGGCTTGTATTTCCTGTAGCCATGTGTTCTCCTTGTGGAGACGGGCCCCGAAGGGCCCATCTGGATTAGCCGATTACGAAGCGGCCGTTGTGGAAGGGAGAATCGCAAGCAAGCTCTGCCCAGTAACGAGCGCGAACTTCGATGCCGTCGTAGTCCTGTCCACGGGTCGAGCGGAGACCATCGCTCATGATGAGGTGAGGAAGGCCATCAAGGTGATGAATCTTCCAGGAGTCTCGTCGGAGAAGGTATCCGACATCCTCTTCGCAGAATGCACCAGCGTACACCTTCATCACGCCCTTAGGAGACGAGTATTTGATGGTGGGGAGACCAAACGTAGCTGCAGAGCCATCATCTCGGACGGCGCGGCTGCCAAGCTCAAGCTCAAGTCGGTGCCAGTTGTCGTGTGACAGCCAGATGCTGTCAGGTCGAGCGCTGTAGCGGCCCATGCGGCTGCGGAGCTTCTTGATGGTCTCCTCAATGGAGCCAATGTAGCCCTGCCGGAAGCCCTGGAGGCGGTCGACGTCATCAGTGCGGTCCATTCCGAGGAACGTTCCAGAGGTCTCAGCCGTAGCGGGAATCCAAGCGCTAAGCCCGGAGACGACGTTCTCGTAGTCCGAGATGCCCGTGGTTACAGCAAGGTCCGTAGCGGACAGAGTGTAGCCAAGCTGGCAGAGCACGAGGCGGTCGTTAGCTGCCCATGCGTCACCGTCGTCCTTGTCGTCGGCAAAGGTGATGGTGCCAGCTGCGGAGTCAACACCGGTCACAGCAGTGACGGTATCGTTGCGAGCTACCGTGGTTGCACCCTCGAGAGCGGCGATAGGAGCGCCGATTTGGAAGTTAGCCACGTCCTCGGGGTTTGTGAGGGTAACAACTCCACCGGAGACCGAGCTAACGGTACCAAGTGCACCAGAGCCGTCGCGCCAGAGGTGAGTCTCAAGGCGTTGAGCGATATTTTGAATCATATCCTCAATTTCGACCTCTTTCACTCCGTAGAAGGCGCCCTTCTTCGAGCGAGAAGACCGAACAGCCTCATCGTCGATGGACACAAAGCCGTAGTACTTATTGCGCTCAATGAACGTGCGCTTTACCTTGCCAGAGGTGACGTTAGCTTGGCCTTGACCAAAGTTAGCGCCTCCGCCTTGAGGCATGCCGTAGCGGATGGGGATGTGAATGCCATCACCCTCGAGGTCGTCTGCCTTAGGAAGCCACTTCATGATGTCGCGGTCCATGAGAGCGGTCTGCTCAAGGCGTTTGTCGGGGAATAGCTCCTTATAGGCGGCTGCGAGTGCGGCGCGCGTTGAAGCTGCAGAAGAAATAGCCATTGTTTATATCCTTATCGTCGAAGCCCACTTTCTCGCAAAACCTCGTCAAATCGCGCCCGTGAGCGCTCAACTAGCTCCTCGTGAGAAAGTTCGCTTTCGTGTTTATCATTGGGCCTAGCGGCCGTTACTTTGTTTCGTAGCGGTGCCTTTTTCTTCTGCTCTGGAGGCGGCTCTTCGGTCTGCTGTGGTGCTGCTTGGTTGTTCTGCTGATTATGCGCTTTGAGGAACTCCTCCACTTTCGCCATACATTCTCTTGGCGTGAGGTCTCCTCCTGCGTCGCTCTGCTGCGCATTCTGCAATGCAGCGTTGAACATCCCTGCAACTAGGTCGTTAAAGTCTTTCTTCGCGTATGCCGCTGCATGAGGGAACTCCTCTGCGTCGACTGTCGCGGCGAACTGGTTTAGTCCCGCTCGATACTGGGCCTCATACTGGGCCGCTGCGGCGTTCTTGTCGGGCTCAGGCTCAGGCTCGGGAGCCTTCTTCTCTTCTAGGCCCAATTCAAGGCGTTTGAGGCGGCGCTCTCGCTTGATGGCGGCCATCTCTGCGCGCACTGAGGAGTCTGCGGCCTCGGGCATATGGTCGTAGTAAATCTCTCGGGCAACGTCGAGGAGCTCATCCTTGGATAGTCCAACATCCAGGAGATGGGAGACTGGGTCTATTTGGGCGTTCTGCCGAGACTTTTCAAAAGACTCAACCTTAGCTCTTGTCTCCTCTTGCTCAGCTCGCCACTGCTCTTGTTGCTTGCTGAACTCTTCTCGCTCTTGACGGAGTTTCTTCTCGCGTTGTAGGGCGCGTCTCGCTGCTCTTGACGTTGCCTCAGGAGGGTCAGGTACTTCCTCCGCTCCCTCTTCCGCTGGCTCTTCTGGGGTAGCCTCGACGACTTCTTCGCCCTGGCCCTCTTCGGCTGTCGGCTCCTCCGCAAGTCCTAGTTCCTCAAGCCGTTGCTTGGCGTACTCTGCGGCATACTGGGCCTCCGCGCCGTATTCAACTTCATGGTTTGACTCCGTGGTCTCTGGGGCGCCCTCTTCAATCTGAGCGGTCGATTCTTCTGTATCCATTGTTTGTCCTTATTAAACCAGTGTCGCTGCGGGAGTTCCTTGTGCGGTGGTTGCAACGGCTGGCAGCGGGGTTCCTGCTTCTCCCACGGGCGCCTGTAGATTCTGTGCTGCCATAGCCGCTTGTTCTGCTTGCATTGCCATCTCGTCCATGTTGGTTTGAGCCTGCTGCTCGCCCTCCATGATGGCCTGAGCCTCAACAATCCAATGCCGGTAGTCCTCAAGGACCTCCTCTGGGACGTTGACTTGGCTCTTGCGCTTGAGATAGGTCTTGTGAATGTACGGGATGCCGAACGTAAGATTCTGTAGTGGGTCCGGCTGGGGTCGCTTGCCCTCTGCGATGAGCTGGTCGGTCTTCTTGATGTCGTCCACTGAGGCCGAGAATAGCGAGATAGCCTCTTCCATGTCCGGGTGCCCCAGGAGGCCCTTGTACTCATCTGGCGTGATAAGCCCGTTGTTGGCCCACTCGTCGAGCTGCTCTTTCCTTGCGGCGGGAGTCATGTTGTTCAGCGAGGATGCCTCTAGCTGAAGCTCGTACATCTGTCCGGGCTCGCCAAGCTTTTCCCAGTCGATTTCATCCAGCAGGCTTCGCTCTTGCCAGCTCTTGGACGGCTTGCGCCCTGTGTATAGCTTCTTGCCGTGATAGAGGAAGTGCTTAGCAACCTCCATATAGGCGTCCTCGAGCATTGCTGCTTGGACCTGGAATCGCTCATTCTCTTTGAAGTTGGCCTCTCGGAGGGCCTTGCTGCTGTCGAAGCGAACCCCGTCTGGGACCTTGGCCTGTGCCGACATGCGGCTGATGCCAATACTCTCAAACAGGGCGACCTTGTTAGCCTCTCGCTGGTTGTACAGCTCCGCCGATGCGCCCTGCCAGGTCATTGCCTCGGGCACCTTGCCCCGGTAGTGCAGAACCCGGCCAACCTCGTCGTCGAACTGAGACTTGACGATTGAGCTTCCACCCTCAACGAAGATGCGGGGTACGCACATGAGGTCCTGAGAGAGCTGGATAACGCGATTCAGCTCGTTGTGGCGCAGCTGGAAGGGAGCGCCCTCTTCCACCAGAGAGCGGCCGTAGAAGCCAGTAGGGAGCCTGTGCCAGCGAAGAAACACAAATGGGAAGCAGTCGCGGTCGTACTCCTCGTCAAAGAGCGTGGCGCCCTCAATGACGACGCTGTGCCGCCCCTTGTCCTCGCCGCCCAGGGAGAGCTTCCAGCTCTCAATGACCACAATCATCTCGTGGCCTGGCTTGCGATAGGAGGTGTACTCGGACTTGCCGGCATCCCGAATCTCGGGCTTGAAGTCTGGATACAGCGCCTCGAGAACAACCTTGCTCATCAGGCGGCGTCTGTGAATCTGGATTGGCTCGCTGTTGCCGGCGCACTCTCTTTGGTCCACAACAAGCTCGTCTGGCATGACGCGCTCTGTGTAAATCTCGTCACCGTCGACGCCGACGTACAATGCTGCCACTTGGGCCCAGCATGCGTCATTGAAGGCACGCTGCATCTTGGTGTAGACGTCCTGCTTCTTAAACTCAGCGTAGAGCCATTGGTCCAGGCGCTTTGCTAGCTGCTCAATGCAAAAGTCGGCGTCCTTCGCGACCGGCGTGGCCTTTGGCCTCTGGCGCCCGATGAGCGCTGTGGCAGTGTCTACCGCGTTGGCAATAAGGTTCTCCGTCCGCATCGAGAGCGGACCATAAGAGCCTTCCTCCTCGCTGTGTGTGCCCCAGGTGAGGCATGCCAGCTGGCGGTTCGTGTAGAGCTTAGCGCAAAAGAGGTTGAGCCTATGAATGGAGTGTTGCCGCTCCTCGACAGCACGCACGTGGTCAAAGAGGTCAAGATGTACTCGTGACTTGAGTAGGTCCTCTTCAATGGGATTGTCCCACCAGAATGCGTTTGTCTCGTGCATAGGTTATTTCTCGTTATTGAATTTAGGGGCTCCGCCTTCGCCGAATAGGGCATCGAAGGTTGTTCCCGTTTTAGGTGAGTCGCCCCTATGCGGTTCTGGTGCGGGCTGTGGCATGTGGTCCTTTGGGTAGAGGTCCACTTCGATGTCGCCGATTCTTATTCGCGATGCCCCGTGCTCTCGCCCGAGGATTAGGATTTGCTCCAAGTCGTCTATCTGAGCCATGAGGTATCTAAGTTCCATTCCTGGTCGAACTCGGGGTCCAGTGTGTGGCCCGGGGTTCCCCACTCGCCCTGGGCTGCGATTCTATTGCGCTCCTGAGCTGCTGCGACTGCGTCTTCGTAGTCCATCTCGTCGTAGTACTCTTCCGTCCCTTCCACTGGGGCGTTAATCTTGTCCCGAGAGAAGTGATGCAGGCAGAACCTCCACGTGTAGAGCGCTGCATCGGAGAGGTGGTTTGCGCACTTAGGGTCCTCCTTGAGGCGGCCTGTGCGAACGAGCTCAGTTTTGGTCTTGCTGCTGAGGTCCCACTGAAGATTCAGCCACTCGCGGGCTAGTTCCCCATCGGGCAGGACGAGAAGCTTCGCGTCATATAGGTCTGAGTTCAGGAGTTCGATGTAGTCCGTCTTGGCGGTCTTGTCTGCACGGACCAGGTAGGTCCCGTACATCGCATTCATGGACTCAACCAGCTGCTTGCCGCCGGCCCCGGTGTCGACCACCATAGCCTCAATCTTGTCCTCGAAGACCCGCTGCAGGTGCTCAATCTGGGTAGCAATCTCACTGATAATCATGTGAGGCTGCTTAAACTCGTGGACGATGTACATCTTGTCGATGTTGGGACTGTACGCCGCTACAACAATCGCTAGGTCGTCCTCGTATCCCAGGTCCATACCGAGGACGTATCGCCACTCTTCGGAGTCTGGGAGTCCGTGTCGGTTAAATCCGGCTCCGGTACCTCGACGATAAGTACATCTTGTCGCGTCGAGTCCCTTGTCGGCCGTAACGATTCGAGCGTAGGCATATACCATGGCGTCTCCCATTGAGATCCACTGGCCCAGGTGCTCGCGCAGCCAAGTCGGGTTGTCGTCGGCCCACTTCTTTGATTTCTTCTTGCGTAGAGACGATTTCCACAGGTCATTCTTTGTCCTCGTGTTCTCTTTCTGCGTCCACGTATGCCGCGACCACTCTGGCTCGAAGGGGTCCCCATCCTCGTCGAGAGGCGGGTTCTCCCAGAACTCCCCTGGGTTCGAGTAGAGTCTCGAAACGGGGTAGTCAATCTTCTTGCCATTGATGACGGTCGTCTTCTTGGCGTATGGGTACGTGGCCTCGTAGAAGGGCCCAGCAAGGATGTTGCCAGGCGTTCCGAGGATAAACAGCGTGCCGCCTCTGTCTTGGCAGGCGGGGCTTAGAATGTCGTCAATCAGCTCCTGGAAGATGTGCTCAGCAAATGACTTGCACTCGTCGACAATGACAAGGTCATATGAGCCACCGCGAAGCTTTTCGATTTCCGACTTTGTCTCTGCGCCCATCAAATATAGCTGAGAGCCGTTTTCGAAGCGGGCTTCTGCATTGGTGTGATGAACGCCACCTGGACGCCTCAAATTCAATCCATATTTGTCGGAGAATCCGAGTATGGCATCCCAGTATAGCTTCTTTGCACTCTTGAGAGTCAAAGTGACAATAATAACAATAGCGCCGGGGTTCCTGAGACATTCGATTATGGAGTAGGCTATTGCTGTGTGGGTCTTGCCAGAGCGTCGAGGTGTTAGGAGAGCCTTGTACTCGTAGGGGTCGTCAATGACACCCTGCTGCTGCTCAAACAGCTCATAGTAAATCGCGTCTGCTGCAAGGGCGTCTCTCTCGCTGAGCTTCTGGGCAAGGGCGTCTTCCTCCGCGAGCTGCTGGAAGAAGTGGTCGTCCATTACTTAGCTCGCTTGCTCATCTTCGGCTCAGGGGGTAGGCTTAGCTTACCTTGGCCCAAAACGCTGAACTCGCGCACACAGTGGTACGGGATGTAGCGCAGGATGTTAAGCTCTCCGTCGGTGAGGATGAGCTTAGGGACGCCCCCGAAGTCGACGAACATCCGAGTGCTGCCCATGATGCGCTGATTCCAAAGATTGGCCGCTGATTCTGTTTTGAGCTTCACCGGAGTGATGAAGCTTGACTCTGAAAGTTCTACCAAATCCATTACTTGTTCTTTCTTGCCTCGGCGTAGATGGGCTCGAGGTTCTTTCGTTTGATAATTGATGGGACGAACTTGCCACCCTGCGAGATGCGGCTGCCGTCCTTGGTGCTGCAGGTGTAGATGTAGAATCCATCCGCACAGAGCTGTAGGAGCGTCCTGCCGAGCCCGTACTCTTCTCGCCAGTCATCCTTCACAAATACGTAGTGGACCACTGAGACGCCGCATTTGCTCCTCTCGAAGCATGCCCAGCCTAGGATGTGGTCTCTGTCATCGTCCGCTACCGCCATGACGATGTAGGCTCCACGGTCGAGAACGCCATCAAGGACGCTCTTCATCTGCTCGTGCCAGAGGTGGTTAGGGCAGGGCCCTGCGTATAGCGAGGATCGATAGCTCTTTGCCCAGTCAGAGAGAACACAGTTGTAGTCCGTCTCTGGGTCGAACTCGCGGAACACACAGAAGTCCAGTGGAAGCTTTGCTACCCCCATCCCAGCTCCTTTTTGATTCGCGCCTTCTCCGCAGCCGGGAGTTTCTTGATAAAGCGAACAGCCTGCTCCACCTTCGCCTCCCGGCTCATGTTTCTTGCCTGCTTCTCACCCTCCTTGAGCAACCGTAAATGGATGCCCTGCAGCTGCGCGACGAGCTTCCCTAGACCCTCTGCGGATTTATTCAACGCGGGGTTAAATAGGGACATGGATGGGTCGTCCTTGCCTTTGTACTGCATTCCACTGAACATCTCGCGTTCTATTCGACTTTGCAGCTCCTGGGCAATCTTCATAGATTGAAGAAAGACATCCTGGACCTGCACCTCTCTGTCCTGGTACTCTTTGTAGTAGTCGGCAGCGTTCTCCTCGATGCCTCTCCGGTCGCCTCTGAGGTGATTGCCAGCTAGGCGCCTCTTCTTCTTGGGCTTCTCTTCTTCTGACATGCGTTCCTTCTCGTTCAGTGATTGGAGGCGGAGGCTGGATTCGAACCAGCGACCTCTGGCTTATGAGACCAGCGGGAATAACCAGACTTCCCCACTCCGCAAAAAAGGAGGTGCAAGGAGAGGGAGTTGCACCCTCATTCCTGGGACTCTCAAGGCATGCTCTGCCGAGGTCCAAGGGAGCCCGCTGTGGGCTAGCATCCTTGCTGAAAATGTGGGTGGCAACTGTTATTAAGAGTTATCTGCCAATTAAACTGAGAGCGACCTGCCGCACTTAATCCCAGTCCCGTAAAATGTGGTGGGGCCTTTTTAGACAGGTGCCCGTGTCCTTGGAGCCTGTTACCTAGGTGCTTATAGAGGGTTCCCCGGTTGGAGGTACTACCAAGCCATTTGGCCGACATCTCGCAGAGGGCATACTAGCTTTCTTCTGCCTTGCGACCAACCGCTTTGCTTCACATTTGCCACAGGCCGAGAGAAAGCATATTCAGAGGCCTGGCCAGTGGGCTTAATCTATTCGTCTAGAGCGTCGAGGTCTGCCTTAATCTTGGCAATGGCCTCGTCAATCTCGGATTGGGTCATCGTGTCAGTCAGAATGCAGTCCAGTGGGATTACCCCAATGCCCAGGGAGACGATGTCCCCTCTCAGGGTGACCCGAATCTCAGGGCCGTCTGAGTCTTTTTTCTCCATCATGCGCTCCTAGGGTCATAATGGTCTACAAACACGAACTCCGCGTCTTCATGCTTGGCCACAAACTTGTCTGAGCTTATATTGAGCTCTCCGGCCATCCTCAGCAGGTCGGTTCTTAGTATCCGTGTATAGCGATGGCTGTGGCCCCGGACTGAGACTCTGTGGCCGTCCTTTGCTTTCGCTAGTGCTTCGCAGAGCATGTCAGTTGTTCTGCCGCTCCTTCGCAGGCCCGGGTCTTTCCCGGTGGAGCGCCTGTGACTCTCAACCAGGGCTAGGTAGCGTGCGGAGGTCTTCCGGTCCGGGTCTAGGCCTAAGCTATCCTTGATTTCTGATGCCGTGGTTTTCATACATCCCCCTCCGCTTATCCCGATACCCAGTATCCAAGCCCTGGACTAACAAGAACTAATCAACACACCCTCCGAACTGAACTGCAAGTTCACTGAGGAGACCAAGCGAAGCGCGGTAGTAACACGGAGTAGAGGACCTTTAGGTTCGCTACGCTCAATTATACCAAACTGAGCGAAGATGTCAAGCACTATTTTTGAGGTATCTTTGATGTCTCTGTAATTATTATATAAATATTTTAGGGCCGGAGTTCTTATAAATAGTTGGCATGGGACTTGCCGGTCAGCTAGGTTGCCTCTAGGTTAATAATCGCTGCCGCGCTAGCGCTTGGCTCCTGGCATGTGTCGCTGCGCTCCCTTATGCGCAGGGGAGAGTATTGTCGCTTCGCTCTGTAGGGCGTGCTATGAGGAGCGTGCTAGGCTGAAAAGGTAGGAAGTCCGCCGGGTTAGTGGTTCCTGTGCGCTACAGAGTGCGCCGTAAGTGCCTGTACCGTGGCGTATCTCTATAAAAATATTGGGAAGGCCCGGATTTGGCCTGGAGCTTGGCTTGCGGGAGGTCTTGCTTGGAGGAGTCGGGATGCCCAGTGGTTGGTCTAGGGTAAAACTCAAAAATTCTCTACCCTTAGCGTGAGTTGGGCGCCACTTCCGGGGAAAACTTAGGGGGGAACTGACCCCAGTCTAGAGCCCCCGGTGTTGTCTTTGACCCTCACCCTGAGAGGCCCTCTCTCTGCCCCTGTGAGCCCCGTTGGACCTGGTGTTAGTCCAGGGTACTCCACTCGGTGTTGCGGCTCTTAGGGGCCTGTTTTGGGCCCTCTGGTGGTATGTTGGCTCGATAGGTTGGTTATAGACTCCTTGGTTGAGTATTGGGCTGGGATTGCTGGGTTAGGTATCAGCTGGGCTTATGGGTTTGGGCGGGGTTGTGGTTTAGCTAATAGCCTCCTATACCCTCATACCCCACTACAGTACCGGGGGTACTGTGAACAAGCAGTCACACCCACTAAAGAACCTTGGTCCCCACCGAATCACCCTCACTGGGCCACTGCCCCAGGTCCTCAGCCGGAGTGCACCAAGGCACCCGACCTCGACTCTCAGTGACCGGGTTAGCCTCAATGAACCTCCTGGTTGCATCGCCAAACTGGTAGGGACGACGCTTAGAGTAGATGCTTTGCTTGATGACCATATCTATACAGTACAGCATTCAGCCATGGTGTCAATGTGTAATCGACTAATACTCACGATAAATCGCCCTACCTGGCTTCTCCTCGGCCTTGGGCTGGAACTCACCGCACCAGTCGTTCGCGCAGGTCGTGGGCCACCCAGAATTGCTATGTGCGCCAGTAAACTGTGGAGACCTCCGATGGCACTCATTGGTACGAAAGTGCAGGTCTTCCCAGAACCGACAGTCAGAGCACGTCTTGGCAGTCATAACTACGCCTCTCCTCTAATAAGCGCCCAGACATCCGCATCAATAGCAGCCTCAAGCACACTGACCGAAGATGCCTTGGTCACCTTAACACCAGGCAACCGCACAGCTTTGCGAAACTCGCGGGTCATCTCTGCGTAATCGTTTATTGATTTCATTTCCTTGCTTTCCATACTTAGACTTTAGGGGTTCCCACCATCGCTGTCAACAGCCAAGTGCACCCTCTCAAAAGAAATATCACTACCATCTACGAAGCGCAGGTCGTAGGCGGCCTTGTCATACCTAAGACTCATCGGGTTATACTCACCGGCAACTACTACCGGTATAATCGATTTAATGGGGTGGCCAGGTGCGCGGTCCATCGCTGATCTGGCAGAGCCTGGAGGACTGTCAACGGAATGCTTGGAGACCCACCAGACCCGCTTACAGACATGCTCGCCCATAACGTCCACCCAGCCCGGGCCTTGTGCCACAGCTGAGCTGACAGCAGCAGGTACGAGACTGGGACATATGCTAGGGTAATATCTGTTCCTGTCGCTATTGCCTAGTGCCCCGCTTGGGACCCATAGAATACCACTCCAAACAGCCGACACTGGCGCGCTAGGGCCCACTAGGTCGCACTCTGCAGTACACCACCCCGCACTAGCAGGGGTGATACCTTCTAACCATGGGGCGCCGCAGTCTGGGCACACCTTAGGCATCCGAATCCCCATGCCGATACTCGGCCAGTAGCCACGTCACGTAGTCTAGGCACTTCTTTACCTCCCTGGCCGGTGCATCTTTTTCGCCTAGGCGGTGCAAATACTTGATCGCCGTGAGCTTCAGATACCCCCGGAATTCCTCTTGTGTGCTGATTGCTTTCATGACGTCGATACACTCGACGCCACCGCGCATGTAGTGACTGACCGGATCTCTATTTTCCTTGCCCATCTAGACCACGCCCCAGTCAGCTCCCTCAATCTCTGAGACCATATCCTCAAGGTCAAGACTATCAGCCCAGCACTCTACTGCAGTCGAAAGCAGGCGTACGGCAATAGCCGCAAAAGACGGGTGCTCATTCACGCTTCCGAGGTCCACCCCCATATCGTCCAGGTAATTCATCACCGCACTATCATGCTCTGTCATACGCTCCACAGCGGTGCGATATGTAACCGCTGGCATGTAGGCCCCAGAGGCGCAGCCACCCCGTTGGATAGCCTGGACTTCCTCCCAGGTGTCGATATCACCGCACCATGCAGGAGCAAGCTCTTTGATTTGGGCGTTGAGTTCGGATTCCGTTTTGTTGTTCATGTTTTCCATAGCTAAGACCTTATCACTGTGGCCTCTGGAGTCAACACCTAAATGCAATTTCTCCAAAGAAAACTTTCTCGAGATTAAATGAAGATTCCTCTTGACGGCCACCACGCCAGGGTGCATGATAAGAGCATGGAAAACAAAAACACTAACGATTGCGACGACTTGTGCTGCTGTCTTGACTGCATGGGAGTGACTACTCCTAAGCGTAAGGCGCTCTCACTCGGCCTTATTAACATGGCAGACAGGCTCACCAACCCCTATGATGATTGTAGTTTTTCTGTTGAGGCATTCATCTTCCACAGCCTCAAGCTCTCACACACGCCCATCGCACTGGCACACGAAATCGCGAAAGGATAGCACCATGAAACGCATCACACTACTACTACTCCCAGCCCTTCTCGCCAGCTGCACCGTTGGCGACGTAACAGACCGCCCAGACCGCTTTGCTGCCGCACAGGTGGTAGCAGCGGCACAGTGCGCACAGCTCGCAGAGTGCGTGACGCAGAAAGACTTCGAGGGCTGCTACCTCACCACGCTGGACGACATCTGCCAGCAAGTCGACTGCACAGGCACGCTAACGCCACTTGAGGACTCTCGGCTCTATGACTGCATAGATGACTACCTCGTCGCAGAGTGCCGCATCTTCCTCCCAGCAAGCTGCATGGGGGCGCTAGGGCTATGAGCTACTACGAACACACCTCCACCAAGCTCGGTGCTACTGTGCACTGCGACGCTGAGGCAACGAGAGACGACTACGGCATGCTCGAACTCTGGAGCCTAGCAATCGACGGCATGACCTTCGCGGATGGCCGCACACTACACTGCGAGGAACAAGTCATAGAGACCCTCGGAGCCAAGACATACGACGAACTCTGCCGCGACATCACAAACGAACTACTTGACTACTGCAAAGCAAGAGGAGCACGACGATGAATAAACGAAAGACCGGACTCTACAGAATCATTCTCGAGCGCATTGGCGCTGTAAGCATCCCATACGAAGCCTACCCTGACTGCGTATTCGTGGACGAATACAGCTGGGCAAATGGCATGCCAAGGCTTACGGACAGAGTGCTCGCGAATGCGAATATTTCTGAGAATCACCTTAAAGAGCTGATATCAGAAGAGGTAGGATTTTAGTGGCAAAAAACATGTTGACAGCCCGCCCGGAAGTCTTTATAATCGAGCTTCAGCGAGTAACACGGACAATCCCACCAGAGAGAAGTCCAGAGAGGTTGGGTTTGCTCCCCGCCTGCCGCGCTCCGCTTGGCCACCTCGGGCAACCCGCAAGCGGCTCGCTTCGGTGTGTCTGTGAGGGTCTGAGCTTGTGAGTGAGGCCAAGGGAGTGAGTCGAGGTCCCGAGGGGACGAACAGTGAAGTCCTGGCAGAGATTGAGTTAGGCTTGACCGGGCTGGGAGCGTTCAGGGTAGGCAGCCTGTTGTCCCTAATACCGGGTCAGGTCAAGAGAGCCATAGCAGACAGCGTATTACACAAGGGGCTTGGGCGATTCGTTGTCAGAGTTGAAAGGATTGAAGATTGAGAGGCTGGCTACAGCGTGACTCCGACAGGCGGGATACGTGCATAGATTGGAGACATGTCTCTGAACCTTCAGAATTTCCCTGCATGGTGTCTACAGTGACAACATACGGTGGGGGCAACTACTGGGGCAGTTTTACCTACATTTACTCTACACACGCGCGCGCGATTTTGGAGATCTGCGATGAGTGACGACCGCTGGGAATGGCTTCTACTCGTCGTGTGCCTCGTGATAGCGTATGGATTACTGGGGGGCTGGTTCGATCGAGAACCTAACTTCATACCAATGGAGCAAAACAATGAATAAAGAAATCAAGGAGAAGTGGCTAGCCGCGCTTAGGAGCGGGAATTATGAACAAGGGCAAGGGCAGATGTGCGTGATATCACCTAGTGGCGTGGCGAAATACTGCTGTCTAGGCGTCTTGGAGGAAGAAGTTCAAGGTGAGGACTCATGGGTGCAAGATAGTCCTATAGCAACCCGAGATGGTGTAAGCACTGACATGTTTACAAGCACTGGGGGTCTAGGACACCCGAGTTCCGACACTATGGATCGCTCCGACATTGACCAAAAGGCTGCAACATTCCTAGTGAATGCAAACGATAACCTCCGCTGGTCATTCAACGCGATCGCCTCATGGATTGAGGCGAATCTATGAAGGTCACATGTACAGTACACGAGACATTTACTCTTGACCTTGACCCTGACGATGCATCTATTGAGGAAACGCGCGCGCTGATTCACGAGATAGCAGACGAGTACTTTATGGATCACGTGGTGTGCGGTATGCAATTTAACGACCTGCATGAGATAGCGCGCAGAATGCGGGAGGAGAATCTATGAGAACGATTGAGCTAGATGGACAACTATACCGGTACTTGGAAGATGGGGAACCAAATCAACCTGGGGATGGACAGTTAGTCAATGGGCGGTTTGTGGAGTGGGGTGTTGACGTGACAGGGGAGCATGCAAGTCTCAGATTCTTCACCGAACTCAGACCTATCGACAAACCAGAGAAAGAAGAGATTATGAAACCGACAGACAAAGAACTAAAAGCACTAGTGGAGTTTTTCCAAGACGAATGCGGCTTGGAGGTCGATGGCATCTTTGGCCCCAAGACCAAAGCGACTCTAGCACCCCATGTAGTCGACGTTAACGTCCAATTGAAGGCGGCATGGGAATGGGCGATAGCTCAAGAGGGCAAAGGCTCCGGGAATGCCCCAAATAACACCGGCGCGTATATCAGAGGCCTTAGGGAGTTCTGTGGCTTTCCTCTGTACAAGAAAAATAAAAACCCTATAGACGGTCCATGGTGCGCAGTGGGGGCCAGTGCAGCGCTCAAGCACGGTGGTATCGATATCAAATCCAGGGGTGCTTACACGCTTTGTGAGAAGCTGGAGGCCGACGACCGGTTTGAGGAATATACCGCCGACGATTTACTCCTGGACCATGTATACGTCGCGTGCTGGAAGCGTAAACGTTTTGCGCGAACGCGGGCTGCCCACGTGCGACTGCTCCGCTTAAACATTGGTGGAGCTATCGAATACGTTGGGTTTAACGAAGTGGGCGACAAAGTAGCCATCGGGCCCATGACAATGGCCGAGATGGAGAAAGACTTGCTCATGATTGTAGGTGCAGCTTGACAGAAACGGAGGAGATGCTAATCTGGGGCCTCTCTGGAGATGGTGACCTAGTTGTCGCGAACCCTGAGACTGGAGAGGAGTGGCACTACCCGCCAGAGGATGCGCTCAAACTGATGCACTTTATCGCGGAGAACTTTGGAAAGGATGAATTTTTATGCTAAGCAACGAAGCTAAGATGATGTTGGCCCAGGAGACGATGGACGTACTTGACGAGGGCGAGGTGATGGACCCTGTTGGAGTCTACAACAAGGTACGGTCTCGGTTGCCGCGGATGGACGGGCTACAAAAGGCCTACTTCGTGGATGAGCTTTTTCCGAAGACGAAAGAGCAGTGGGACAAGCCGCTCATGAAGTCTATGCGGGCTCTTGTAAAGCAAGAAGGCGAGCTACGCCACGAGCTGCGGGATGCAATATATGCCATCACGCCGACAGGGCCAGACGATACGAGAGCGCTCATGGAGTCCGCTAGGGGCGTTCTCGAGAAGGATGGGCGTCAACTGTTTAATGCAATTCGAGGCCTGTTAGAGCGGCTCCCTGGGCCTCTCGTGGAGCGCTGTAAGCTGTGCTGGCCCGAGGATATCGCTGCTCCCATTGAGGATGAATCAAATGAGTAAGAAAGTCACCGTAGAACTATCGGACGACGCAATCACGGCTTTAAGAAATATAGGGTTGCCGTCAAAGCATGGTGGGTTTTATGCTGGATTTAAGCTTGAGGATGCAAAGGAGATTGGGAAGGCCTTCCGAGAGGGGACTAGCCCTGCCCCGCCGAACTGGTCGCTCATGGTCAAGCTTAGAGAGAACAGGATTGACGAGGCCGAGGCCGAGCTTATTGCCGACTTTGTAGACTTTGTCAAGAAGCATGGTCACAAGGGAGCCAACAGGCCGTGAGTGATTCACTAATACTACGCTCATCCGTAGTGGATGCGTTCCTTCGCTGTCCGAAGCTGTACGAGTACGAGTATGAACTCTGCTTTGAGCCAACAGAGGAGGACCCGGTCCTAACCTTTGGGTCCGGGATGCACCACGCCCTTGAGGCCCGAGGCAAAGGAAAGGACCTCCACGCGCAAGTAGCGGCGTTCTCGCGGACTGTAAAGGAGCTGCCCTGGCATAAGGTGCTTATTGGTCAGATGCTCGTGGCACTCTATAATGAGCGTTACAAGAACGATGGCATTGAGTATCTCCACGCTGAGCGTCCGTTCTGTGTGACTCTTCCCGATGGCACAATCTTCCGTGGCAAGTTTGACGGCATCTGTCGGGACCGGGAGGGCCGACTTTTCATCATGGAGCACAAGACAACGCGCTCCAAGATTGACGACGGGGAGCGATATTGGGAACGTAAGGAAATCAACACACAGGCCGATAGCTACGTCTATGCCGCTCGGATGTCTGGCTTTGACGTCGAATATATCAAATATGACGTAATCAAGGTTCCTCAGCTCAAGCCGCTGAAGGCGACGCCAAAAGCAAGGCAGGAGTTCTACAAGCGTGACGGCAAGTACGGCAAGAAGGGCGACCCAAAGCCCGGAACAAGGCTGCGCACAGAAGGAGATGCGGAGTTTAAGGCGCGGGTCGCGAAGTATCTCCTTGAGGGTGGAGATTCTCTGTTGAAAAGGGTTGACTTCGAGAAGAGCCTGCACGATAATCAGATGGCAGAGAACAACCTAATGGACATTGCAACACTGATTAAGACAGGGGCCCGGCCAATGAATGGTGCAAGCTGCTTTGACTTCAATCGAGAGTGCGACTTCCGGCCCGTTTGCAAAGGAGAGACAAACTTGAAGAATATAATGTTGTATCAAATTAACCCGAACCCCTTGGAGTATTAAGAATGAAGAGAGAATTCAGAGTAACAGTCAAGCAGAATGAAGATGGGGACGTATCAGTTCAGACGAGCTATATCGAGGGGCCCGAATTAGCCGCAGACACCTTCCAGGTGTTCATCAAGGCACTCTCGGACCATCTCACCGTTGTTCGGAGTACAATTGAGACCGCAGCGCTTGTATTCAACCCCGAGGTAGCTGCCCAGGCAAACGCTATCTTGGAACTTGGCAAGGATTTGAGCACAAAACCAGACCCGGAGGCGAACTAGATGGGGTTGTTGGACAACGTATCATCTGGGCGAGTCGACAAGCCTGCGAAGCTTCTTGTATGGGGTCCTCCGGCGGTGGGTAAGTCTTCCTTCGCAAGTCAGGCACCGGACGCCCTATTCATCGAGGCAGAGGACCGCACCGGTCACCTCGACGTTAACCGCATCGGGGTGAAGACTTGGGAGGAGGTCTTTCAGGTCATCAAGGAGGTGGCCACTGGAGAGAACATCCCATACAAGACACTGGTGTTCGACACTGTCGACGCTATGGAAATTCTCCTCTTTGACTATCTGGCTCGAGAGGCCGGGGTTGATTCCCACGAGGACATCGGCGGGGGCTGGTTCAAATTCAGAACGCCCATGATTAGGCAGTGGAAGCGGTTCACGAACCAAATTGACAAGCTCACCCACAAGGGCTTTCAGTGCATCTTGCTGGCACATGCTCAGACAAAGAGCTACCAGCCGCCGGGGGACGGGGCGAAGTACGACCGGTTCATTATCAAGATGGACCAAGCTGGCGGTGATTTCTTAGTGGAGAATGTCGACCTCGTCGGTCATGCGAAGTTCCAAGTATACGTCAAGCCCGGCAAGGACAAGAGTTCTAAGGCCACTGCGACGACGCTTGGGAAGCGCGTGCTAAGCTTCAAGTTTGACCCGGTACACCCGACAAAGCAGGGCATCCCCATCGCTGACAGCTGTGACTTGAGCTGGAAGGCGTATACGGAGGCGCTGAAATAGATGGATGACACCAGCAGAATCAAGCCAACGAGGAACCAGGTTATGATTGAGTACATCCGAGGAGAAGAGAAGTCAAAGGGCGGCATCGCTCTTCTCTGTAGACAAGGTGAGTATGCTCGTGCTACTGTCCTGGCAAGGGGCCCATTAGCTGCAGTTGGGATTGAGCCGGGCATTGTAACTTGGGTCCATGGCGGAAAGTCTGGACAAAAAGTTGACAAAGACATTCATATTGTGGATGATACAATCTGCGTAGCAATTGAGGAGAAAGAGTAGATATGGCAAAACGACGATATAGCAAAGTAGTAGCACTGGACGGGTACCGAGTTGAGAAGACCAGAAACGGACACCTGCAGATGATTGTTCCACTGAAGGTAGTGGACTGTGCCGATGAGTCTCGGGTTGGAGAGGAGTTCACGCACTTCCAGATTGTGACCCTCAACAATGAAAAGAGCCCAGGGTTTGCGGTAAGCGCGCTCCGGGCACTCGGGATGAGCAACAGCAACATTCTCGATCCACAGGGACTTGGCTCTGTAGTGGCCGACTGCACAGAGGAGTACGAGACCTACGAGGGCAAGTCGTCCTGGAAGTCGAAGTACATCAACCCGGTCAAGGACCGCCCTGGCATCTCCGAGGATGAGCTTGGGGAGTTCGCAGCTCTCCTCTCAGGCGCATTTGACCAGGCTCCGCCTGTCGAGGTGACCGAGGCCAACAAGGCCCCAGAGAAGCTCCCAGAGGCCCCACCTGCAGCGTCGGACGACCCGGGGATTGACGACGATGACTGGGCATAATGATACGACGGAGAAGGAGGCCCACCTAACATCGGCTGGGTTCTTTCTTATGTACTTCCTGGGCGTAGGTCTGCTCGGCGCTCACTGTGTTGACTACTGCATCTGGGCCATCTCCGGGCAGGATATCTCATACGGAGGGGACTTGGTCATTGCTGTGTTTTTCGCAGGCGCAGCAATCCCACTGTCATTACTCCTGTGGGTTGCTGGCCTGCTTGGCCTGATGTACCCACTGGTTAGCTAGAGTCCACCAGTGCTGGGCTCGCTGGCTAAATACAGCCCACTTCCCTCCGTAACTCAAACGGAGAGAGTTCGCAGCTTCTAACTGCGATGTTGCTGGTTCGAACCCAGCCGGAGGGGCCATCTGCCTGTAGCACGTAGCGGCTAACGTGGCCAGGGTCGCACCCTGTTCGGGAGTTCGAGTCTCCCCAGGCGGACTGATTGTTTAGAAAGGATGAGAGTATGAAATTTGACAAAGAGTGCTTGATTGAGGTGGTATCCTGCCCAGTGGGCCGAGCATACCCCGCGAATGAGTTCGGCCCAGACTTTCAGCTACTATCAAACGAGCTGGTACGAGAGTCGCGATGGGCCAACTGGTATGAAGCAGTATTCAGGTCTGGTGGCAAGTGTTACCTGTTGGAGTATGACAGGGGAAAGACGGAAATGCAGGAGTCTGAGACCTTCGACTACTCGGACCCGTCAGATATTGAGTGCCCCGAGGTTCGGTGCTGGGAAGAGACGGTAACCAAGATTGTCGTCAAGTATGAGCTGGTAAAGGAGGGATCCTAGGTGACTTCATTTGGACAACACCTGATCAACATGTACCCCAGGCTATTCCGGAATATCCACCGGTCGATGGTATCGGTCCCACATGGCTGGAGGGGGATAATTCTCGAAATGTTGGAGGGGCTATCACCCTACTTGGCTAACAACAAGGACATGAGGATTCTCCAGATTAAGAGAAAGTTCGGCGGGCTCCGGGTCTATCACGAAGGGTTCTGCGATATGTGCTGGGCAACCGTGGAGTATGCCCTAGACATGGCAAATGCGACTTGCGCAGTGTGTGGTAGTAGGAAGTCTGTGCATCTGAGGGAAGTCGATGGGTGGCTTACGACATCATGCAAATCATGCTATGAGCGTGTGGTACCTTCACCTACATCAAACCAAGAATAGGAATTTCCTTTATGGCGAAAAGACGGAAAGACCAGTTCTGGGATTTAGTCAAAGATGGTGACTGGACCCCGAGCCAAGAGAAGATGCTCAAGGCAATCTGCACCATCGTCGCAGAGGCCACAAAGAGCGCCTCTAAGGCCCGGAAGGAAACCCAGGTACCAGCGGTCATCGGGCCCCAGGAACTCCACCAGAGGCTCTTAAATGAAGCCTCAGAGCATGTGAACGTTGAGACGTACGACAAGAGGAGCTTCAGCCGGTGCGGTGCCACGCTAAGGTCTATTTCAGACCTACGAAAGGATGACCTGGATACCCTGATTGTATGGCTGGAGAGGGGTGGTGTATCATGGATGGATACCAAGCCAACCTGGAGCCAGGTTATCAAGCATCTCCCCGATTGGATATCCAGGGCTCGAGCTGAGTACGGGGACGCGGCGGAGGTGGGGAACACAGAAAGTAGGTTCAGATGAAGATGACAGCAGAGAGACTGGCAGAGCTTCGGGCGAAGGCTGAGGCAGCCACGCCGGGGCCATGGGAGGCCAGGGTCTTTCGAGATCATGCAGACACAGCAAAAGGACGAGTGTTTTTTCGCGGGGACGAGTACCCACAGACGAATACTCGAGACTGCCACCTCATCATCCCCGACGCCGAGCACATCGCCGCATTCGACCCGCCCACAGTGCTGGCTCTTCTTGATGAGATTGCGCGGCTAAAAGGCGACGCCGAGCTAGCCAAGCTTAAGAAGAAGTACGAGCGGCTTGTCACGGCGGCCGGTAAGGCAGTCCAAGAGGCTAGACATCATGAGATGCATCCGGTGATCCACTTGCACATGAGACGGGTCCTGGAGGAGCTGGAAGAGGCTTCAACGGTGGAGGGTGGGCGATGAGTGAGTCGGAAGAAGTTGAAGTGGAGTACACGGAACAACAGCTACGCATCAAGAACATCGAGCTTCCACTGACGCATCCTGTCCCGCTTTCTCGGAAGTGGAGAACCCTGTTGGTGAAAAAGTTAATCGAGTACACGGAGGGTGAGCGATGAAGTTTGATGATGCCAACCCAGCCGAGTTCGAGAGAGCCCTCCTTGGCCAGATGCTGGTTGACCCTAGCTGCTACGATGAAGCGGGACTAGACCCGGAGCACTTTCTTGACCCAAAGAACAAGACGGTCCTTGCTGCAATTAAGGAGCTACGAGAAGCAGGTAGGCAGGTCGACGAGATGGAGGTGGGGGATGCAATCCCGCCAGAGCGGTTCAAAAAGATTGGCGGGTACTCCTATCTCTCTGGGTTAACATCCGGGGTATCGACAACAAGCAATGCCTCCTTCTACGCAAAGAAGATTCGCGATGCATGGCTTAAGAGGGAGTGCGCCGGCATCCACGGAGAAGTAGCCAGGCTGGCATCTAGGGGCTCCTCGGGGGAGGAGATACTTCAGATGATTCGTTCCACAGTAGACCAGCTAGAGGGCCTCTCGTCTCACCAATTCCATACGATGGCCGATGGCTATGAGAGCGAGGTGGAGAAGATTCGTCGGGAGAGGGAGCTTCTGTCGCAAGGCATACCATTCCTTACAGGAATTCCAACGGGGCTCGGTATCGAGAACGTCGTTCCAGGCGGCATCCCGGTCGACAAGGTCACCACTATCTTCGGGGAGAGTGGCAACTTCAAGACGACTACAAAGAACTCCCTGGTCTGGGGCATGGCAGACTCAGGGCTTGGCTCAGTGCTCGATATCAGCCTCGAGGATAGCGACCAGCTTACAGTACAGCGATTCATCGCCCGGCAAACTGGCATTAACTACGGCGCCGTAGCGACGAGAGACCTCAACGATGAGCAGGAAGAGCTGATTGGTTCCATCTCAGAGAGGGCCATCGAGACGGCAGGGCGGGTTATCCAGGGCGGGGACATCTGCAGTATCGATGAGGTGGTACGCCTGGCACGGCACTTGAAACGAACGCGAGGGCTGATGGCTGTTGTCATTGACTACGTCCAGTTAATGGATGAGGACGGCAGGGAAGAGCGCCTGGCTTTGAAGCATATCTTCCGCACTGCGCAGTTGGCCGCGAAGAGAGACCGGATTGCTTATGTGTTTGTCTCTCAGGTTGGCCAGGAGGTGGACAAGCGGGCCCAGGACAAGAGGCAGTCTAGCCGGCCACGTATCAATGACATGATTGGTTCGTCCTGGCTTAAAATTGCTTCTAAGCTGCAGATTGGCGTGTATCGACCAGCCAAGTATGACCCGGTCCCCAAAAAACCACTCCCAGGAGAACCAGATTACACTCCGCTATTGACACTGGGCAAGAAGAAGTGTAAGGTTGTCTACGAGTCAATAGTCGAGCTTCATATCGTCAAGAACATTCTCGGAGAAGCCGGGGTTATCGTTCCGATTATGGTGCAGGCTGAAACAGGCAGGATGATTCCAATGCCAGAAAAATATAAGGAGATGATTAAATGAGTGAAGTGACGCATGTAAACAAGCCTGAGGGGTGGGCTGGCGGTAGTTTTTATAGAGGGCTCGGGTCGCAGGTCCTGGTAAGCCATGCCTACGATGGTTGGTATTGGTATAAGCTGTGTAGCAGTGATGTCATAGAGGATGGGGATGTTCTAATCTGCCGACATAGCGGACTAGCAAAAGCCGTGGCTCATAGTTCAACAAAATTTATGACAACAGTCAAGAGAGTGAAGGGGTTCGATTTATACCGCAAAATCTCAAAGGTACCCAAGAAGAAAAAGAAGCGGAAGCCAAAGGTGCGAGTCGAGGTGTACCTAAAAGAGTCCACTATGCGAGAGCTGGCCAAGATGAAGTCCAAGTCACCGATGAAGACTGCATGCGCCCAGGCTGTACAGAAGCTGGATGCAGGGAAGCGCAAGGCTGCCAAGATTGCAGAGCTTGAGGCGGAGCTTAGTCGATTGAAGGGGCAGCAGTGAGCGACTGCAGAGAGTGTCAGGGCGAGAACGAGCGACTGGAGCGCGAGAACGAGCGACTACAGAAGCTCGGCAAAGAGTTCATCTGGGGCGAGGAGAACCCGCACGAGTATGAGTCTGAGATGACAAAGCTCAGGGCCGAGAACGAGCGACTGGAGCGCGAGAACGAGCGGCTTCGTAGCTGGAAAGCTGCGTTCGTGGACGATTTGGCGGAAGTCGTCGAGACCCTAGGGGCAGCCCCGGAGGAGGGAAAGCCGCTGCTCATGCTCGGACAAATAGAGCAGCAGCACGACCGTCTCAAGGCCGAGAGCGACCAGCTGCGTGAGTGCCTTCGTGTATGCGAGGAGCAAAACGTGCTCATGAACAACGCGCACGTAGAAGAGCATGAGCGCTTACATGCCTGCTTTGGGGATGTGGACCCATGCGAGTTCGCAGAGCGTCAGCAAGCGGAAGGGATACGAGAGCGCAAGCTTGCCGAGGATTGGAAGGCGGCGGCACTCGCATGGGAGGTCGCATACAATGGGGCCCTCCAGGCATCGACTGGGCAGGGCGACTCTCGTGGGCTGGCCCGGTTGGCCAATGCTGCCGCTAGGGCTAAGCAGAAAGCCCATGCTGCTGAGCCGGCAACCGAGTTAGGCAGGTTGCACACATGCCCTACTTGCGGAAAGCCCTCAGGCACCGGAACTGAGGTCTACTGCTCGGTGGGCTGCCTACTCAATGAGAACAACTCGGAGCCGGCAAACTTGGTCAACCGCTTCGAGAGCCTTAGCATGGAAGTCCCGTACAGCGACGAAGAGGTCGAGGAAATCATCAACGAGGCGGGCATCGACTCCGATGTGGTGCTTGCTCAGTTGATGAGCGAGGCTGAGAAAAACTCCGAACCCGCAACCATTAAGGAATCCTTAACAGTTCAAGCCCACGAATTCGCCACCAAGCTCGAGCGGTTGCCGGCTGAGATTCGGGCGATGAGCGGGGTGCCTAATGATGTGAAGAAAGGCGGCGAGGATGAGTGAGAAGAAATCTGAGATGGTGGCGGTGATGTTACCGCGCACGACAGTTGAGCTGCTGTCCTCCAACCAGGACCGTGGATTCGAATATCTGGCCGATGCTTGCAAGAAGGCGCTTAGGCCGGAGCCACCAAGGGAAACGACTATGAAATTACTTGGCTTTGGCAGAGATGCCGGATATGGGACGAAGTTGAACATGGATACGTGCACTGAGATTTATGACTGGATCGAATGGGTCCTTGAGCACGGTCACGAGGTCGAATCGATGGCGAACTCAGACTTCTCAACGCCCGAGGCCATGCGAGAGATTCTTGCGCGAGTGGTCGAATACGCGGGAAGAAACTCAATCAAGCGAGTTCCGCGCTGGTCTCACGTTGGAAGTATCACCGGCCACGGAAGCGGATACTCTGCGGACATCTGCAGGGAGTTTGGCGCCGATCCTGACGAGCTGGTCGGCGGGCTTCGAGAGGGCAAGTACTGCCCGAGCTGCGGCTACTGCCAGGGATGCCTGACTCACGAGTACCTTGAATGCGATGACGATTGCGAGGTCGAATAGATGCCCACTTGTCCATCTTGCGGGTTTGACATGGACGCTGAGGTTATCCGATGGTGGGCCCTAGTCCTTGACCTGGAGGCTCTCAGCGGGAACGTGACTAAGTCATCAGGCCGGGGGCGCAGTGGCTGGAAGTACAGGGATCATCGGAAGGAGTGCACACTTGCAGTCGGGAAGGTTCTCAAGTATACTGATGTCCCACAGGCCGAGATGAAGCGCCGAGTCACGGTGACTAGGCTGTGGGGTAAAGGGTGCCGGGCCTTCGATGTTGATAATTTAGCCTGGGGCTTCAAACCGCTGTTTGATGAACTGAAGTCTCGTGGGCTGATAGTGGAAGACTCCCCGAAGTGGGTTGACCGGATTTATCGACAGGCAAAATCAGAGGACGGGCGCCCAAAGGTCTTAGTTAGGATTGAGGAGTTAGAATGAATAACGACGATGACAAGTGGCCAGAGCAGGCAGAGATACCAGTCGATGAGGAACTTTTGATACAACTACCACAAGAAGAACGCCACCCTTCATACCAGACTGAGAGCTTCACGGAGCCCGGCGAGTTTGAGTACGCTGTTGGCTATGACCGGGTTGTCGCTCTTGATAGGAAGAAGTACACCCTGGCCGCTGCTAAGATGCGGTTCAACTCCATCTGCGTAACGACCGGCTGTCGACCGGTCCAGCCAGGGTACTACACTGCACGATACTGGTGCTGGAGAGTTGTGGAGGCGAGCGATGCTTCAAGTGATTGACGGGGTAACCTGGGTTCGCAGCGACAAGGTGTCGTACGACCTACTCACTGATAAGGATGGCATGACCTCTATCTGCATCTCGCTAGGGGATACCATAATTGCCAAGTCTGAGCGCTCCTGGCATAAGCACGACGTGACGATTGAGTACATGAGGTCGGTTCTTGAGGAAATAGGATTGGAGAAATACAAGTATGAAGATGAATAAATACCAGAGGCTTTGCGAGCTTACCCAGGGAGACCATGAGGACTTCCACATGGAGCTGCTTAACGTGGCCCTGGGGGCCGCCGTCGATCGTGACTGGGAAAC